ATGCCCAGTCCCTAAAATAACACCGCCAGTACTATTTAACGTCCCGACTGGTGGACGGTGCCGGCAAGTAGCCGGCTTACAACTTGTGATACAGCCCCTGAAGCTCGGGGAGGTGTATTGTACCATCAAGTCGTTTTATAGCGCGAATCTTCTTTTCTGTTGCTTCTACCTGTGCTGGGGTGATCCCGTACTTGTTCTCTAGATAGTAGAGGTATGCATCATAATCATCTCTGCCCTTGTGCCATACTCTCATTCCATCTGAGTATTGATCATACTCACTCAGCTCTCCAGGTCTTCCTAACTCTATCATCTTTTGCGCTAAAGCTCCAAATATGGGTAGTCCATCGGCCCAGGCTTCCAAACATTTTCCTTTGGAGTACACCAACTCCTGCCTTGCCTTGAACTTCTTCTCAGATCTCATATTATTCTTTGGAACTTTAGTTGACCAACTAGTTGTCTGCATTACCCGCCATGGTATTCTAGTCATTCTATATTTGCCTTCAGAGGTGAGGAAGAATTCGTTTGACAGAAAATCTAAATCTGTCAATTCACCGAAATCAACCTTCTTACAGATTTGGCCCAACCCATGTGAATGGAAGTCTTTCCTGTCTGTGAAGACAAGTTTTATGGCTTCCAACAATTGGGGCTTCATCTTAGGAGGAATTCCAAACAATACATCATCTCCTTTAACCTTGAGTACGTAATCTGTTATACCGGCTAGGTGCATGGTAAATTTCCAATAAGACACCATCAATATTGTGTTACCGAAAGTAGTCCACCCGTCGCCAGATGCCCTACCTTCTGCCTGATAGCGTAATTTACCGTGGTCAACACTAACTTTTAAATCAAGTGAGCCTTTAATACATTCTTCAAATCGTCTAATTGACATTGGCTCGACCCACTCTACATTTTTGTGGTTAGCGGCAGCCATAAGTAGCTCATTCATCAATTCGTTCATCTCTCTAAACTGGGTCATATCAAAACCACTTCCATCAGAGGCTCCCCACAGTAGTTTTCCAAATTTGGCTTCATTCTTTTCTAATGACTCACAAATTTCAAGCCAATTGGCTCTACCGCAGTACTCCGGCATGTATTTAGAGGCAATACCTTCCAAGAAATAAATGAACGGGTTGGCTAATGCTTTCTTCAAGTCTTGAGGACCACAAATTTGCCGTTCTTTACAGTCGTTTAATTCAGTTTCTTTAAGTTCGTGCCAAATTTGTGTGACTTGCAGCTCAACCTTAGTGAATGCTTCATAGACCATAGGGACAGTGTGCCTGTCGCGATCAGGATGTAGGGCCTCCCTCAACTTGCGTTTAATTGATTCAGGGTATTTCTTAATCCATGTTTCAAAATCAACTCGTACCAATTCCTTGTTCATATAAGCCATGAATTCTGGTATTATCGTTGTTCTGAAAAACACTCTGAATTTCGCTAGCATATTTCTGTCAAAATGCACTTTATTGGAACATGCGCGTAAACTAGAGGCTAATGCCACTCTAGGACAGTGATGCTTTACAGTTGGGGTGTAGAAGTGCTCATGATAGATCAGGGGGAATATTTGATCCGCTGCTATATGCTCTTCTTCTTTGTCACATTGTACCAACTTTTTGCTGTTTTTGTTTACACCGTCATACTCATCTTTTCCCTCAAGTTTTGCAGGTACTCGACCTTCCTGCAGGTTTGGGTCACACCTATCTTGTATTACGACACAAGATGAGCTGAGGCATGCAAAGGTGTGGCCGACCTCGGGCGCGGCGGACGTTAGTCCACCGCAGCAGCCCGTCTACTTGGGCTCTACGCTAGCCATAATTTTATTATGGCGTGCTTCCTGAACTGCGCGTATGTACCTAGCTATAGTAACTGCTTCGGGTACCAAGAACGTAGCAGTTGACAATCCATCTTTCTTGGCAGCATCACGTTGCATAGTGACTCCTGCCTGCATCAACGATTTGGTCATGGATTTGATACCTATCTCGTGATAAGCCGCCATAACATCTGAAAGTTTAGCTTTGCAAGTTAGCGACTTGTCATCACGTTTAAATATCCACCATGACTGGGTTCTGGCTGTCAACTTAACCTCGGGCTCTCCGCTCTCACCTATTCTAACACGGAAAGATGCATCCCTAGTTTCAAAGAATGCTTTTATTTTATCAATGAAGTTCCAACTTTCTTGTATGGTCGCGTTTAACTTCATGAGGTCAATGTCCTTGTCACCGACTTTGCGAATTTTGTTCTTCCATTCTTCCTCGCCGAAGAAATCAGTGCCGGTGATAGCGACATAATTTTGTCGCTTAAGAGCTTTCTCCTGCTTCTTCTTGATAATTTCAGCAGCCTGCTCTTTTGATTTACCTTGTTTCAGCAATTTACTAGCTATTTGCTCATTCTTCAGATTGTTGCTTCTGGTTGTTTCTGCATCTGCTAACTGAGCATCGTAGACGTTCTTGACATCGTTGTAACTAACCCATCTGTTTGCAAAGGTTATGATGTCTGCCTGAGATCGATCACTTGGAGACCAGGAAGTTGCATTGGTCTTTGTCACTCTAAACAGCTGATAAGGAGTATCTCCATTATGTAACTCCTTAATTAATTCAAATAGGAACAGGTATTCATTTCCATCTGATCCTAGATGTTCGTAATAGAACTGGTTGTCGTTAACACCAGTTCTAAGTACGTTGTGGCAATAAGCCATGGGATTTCCCTGGACGCTTACTGATATTTTAATAGGGCCAGCGTTTTGAGAATCTGACGCGTCAATGATAAATTCAGATTCTGGTGATCCTTGAACATTAGGTTCCGCTACACCATTGATGGTGAAGCGACCTTTGTGATGATAATAGGATTGTTTATTCATTTTATTAACCATAGCCCTGTGGTAGTTGTTGAAAGCAATATATCCTAAACCAGGGTGTCTGATTAACTGTTCAAAGATTTCCATTAAGACACCTTCATAATAAATTGAATCGACTGAACTAATGATGTCAAAATTGGGATTCGAGCACGGGCAGCCTTGACGAGTAGCGGTATCAATTCCAAACCAAAAGTCTGGACCTGCCTTATGTTCACAGCTGTTATAATCAACTGTGTGAAGATTGTTAGGGTTAACCAGGTTGTGTTCGGCTACCTTATTCATGAGGCGTAGCCTGTTCTGTGCCTTACGAATTTCATCACGTTGGTCGATGATTGGGCACATCATGTGAGTTCTTTCTAAGACCGACTGACTCTGCCCAGCAATTGTTGTTTCATACATTGAATGCTGGCGAGTTTTGGAAGCCCCGATTTCGAGGATCCTCCCGTGTGCTCCTTCCAAATAAGTAATTACTTGGTGCATGTACTGTCTGCCATAGGCTCCGAGAGGATGTTTATGATCTTGTATTCTTCCTTCGTATACATCGAGGCTGGGTCGATCTCCATTCCTGGTGGCGACCAGATGTGGGTGCAGTTCTTCAATTCGTGCGATCGCTTGCTTGCTAAAATGTTTGTTACTCCTAAGGCTTCGTATGAATCCACCTTGGTGATCGAGAGTGGGCTTAGGGTTTTGCAAGACTTGCGCTGGGCCTTGCCGAGCTTGGTTATTGCCTTGAAGATTTGCTCGGCGTTGTTGTCTATTCTGCGGGATCCCTTGAACTGGGGCAATGGCTTGGCCAGCTTGGAGATTTTGGGGTGGTACGACATTCATATATATTTCTATATAGAGAGAGAAGAGATTTAAGGATTACCTTAAAGTTGTAATATTTTGC